ATGGCGACCATCGAGAAGCGAGCAGGTAAAAGCGGGACCAGGTGGCGGGCAAGGGTCCGCAGAGACGGATCCTTCGTCACCCGGACCTTTGACAGTAAGACCCGAGCCACGCAATGGGCACGGGACCAGGAACACGCAATCGACCGGGGCGAATGGATCGACCATTCCGAGGCCGAAGGCACGACCCTGGTAGAAGCGCTGGACCGCTACGCCAGCGAGATCACCCCGCACAAGAAGGGCCACCGACAAGAACACCTGCGCATCCAGGCATGGAAGCGCGTCAAGTTCGCTCGTAAGCCTCTGAGCCGCATTCGAAGTACCGACGTGGCCGCATGGCGTGACGAGCGCATTAAGACGGTAGGCGGCCAGACGATCCGTAACGAACTGGCCCTGCTGTCACACGTCTTCAAGATTGCGCGCACTGAGTGGGGCATGGGCGGCCTGCGTAACCCCTGCGAGGACGTGCGGCGCCCTCCCCCGAGCCAGCCACGCGAACGTCGCCTGCGAGAAGGCGAGGAAGCGGCCCTGCTGGCCGTGGCCGATGCGGAATGGACCGGCCTCATCATCATGGCGATTGAAACGGGAATGCGCCGTGGTGAGCTTCTGAGCCTGACATGGGACCGGATCAACCTTTCCCAAGGGCTCGCACACCTGCCTGAGACGAAGAACGGCAGCGCCCGAACCGTTCCCCTATCCCCGCGCGCAATCGAGGCCCTCAAGGCCCTACCGCGCCGCCTGGACGGCCACGTCTTCTCCATGAGCTTCAACGATCACGGCAACCGTTGGCGCACCCTGTGCAAGCACGCCGGTATCGAGGGCCTGACGTTCCACGACCTGCGGCACGAGGCCACGAGCCGCTTTGTGGAGGCCGGTCTGTTCAACATGGCGGAGATCGCGGCGATAACCGGGCACAAGACGATGGTGATGCTCAAACGCTACTACCAGCCGAACGCTGCCGGGCTGGCGGAGCGGATGCGGAAAGGGGCAAGAGCATGACCCCCGCATGGCTACCGGACTGGCGAGACTCGGACGCTTACCCCGCGCCTGAAGACCTGACGGTCAATCAGTGGCGCTGGGAATTCACCAGACGCCGACAGGACTATCAGGACGACTGGGAGGTGTATGCCCCGCCTTCTCACAGGCAGGCCGCTGAGATCCACAGCCAGGCCGGGCTGCCTGTACCCGAGGGCTACTCCACCTGGTTCGGAGTCCCCTTTGAATCCGCCGAGATGCCGGACTCCGAAGGCAAGTACGGCATGTGCCAGCTACATGACCCGGCCAAACCGAAAATACACCCCGGACACTTCAGCACCAGCCGCACGCCGTCTCTCGTTACCCAAACTGAGCACCTGAGCCAGGCGCAACTACACGAAGAGCACCTAGCGCACTATTCATTCGACCTGCGCAAGCCGATCAAACCCCAGATTGAGAACGCGAGGAAGCATCTGGAAGAGACGCAGATTGATCTGGTCGGGAAACCTGACAGCCGGCGGCTCCACAAGGCGAAGCTGCCCCTTTACCTGCGCGTCCTGGACGCCCGCCGATCTGGCGCTACGTTCGAAGAAATCGGGACGGTTGTCCTAGAAGATCAACCTGGGAGCTGGGATTGGGGACCATCGGAATTCGCAGCCCGCGCCAAGCAGATCTTCGACGCTGCCGAATCTCTAATGTTTAACTGGCCTCGCTAAATCTAATAGTAGCCACCCCGTCGCCTCGCAATACTGGCCCTGCGTTCACAACAAAGGCCAGTATTGGAGGCGAACATGCAACACCTTTCACGACCCCAGCAGTTCCTTCAGAAACACCCCAACACCTTCCCCACTGAAGCCGGCCTGCGCTGGTTCATCTTCAAGAACCGGGCACAGCTCGAGTCGAGCGGCGCCCTGGTCAAGAACGGGCGTCGGTTGTTCATCAACGAAGACAAGTTCTTTGCGGTCCTGACGGGCGGCCAAGGGGGTGCGGCGTGAGCGAACCGAACTACTACGAAATCGGATACCGCTGCCATTCCAACCGCGAGCTACTGCGTGAGGCACCTGTCGCGATCAATAACGCGCTGTGGATGCTGCGCCGCGACCTGGTGGAACAAGACTTCGAGAACGGAAACGAGCTTGAACCACACGTGCGGGATGCCGTTCTGGTGCTTTGCAAAATTGCCGCTGGCGATCTGTACGACCTAGCCGCTCGCGTAGTCGGGGAAGACGACTTCGACCTGAGCCAGATCGACAAGGCGAAAGGGGGTGCGAAATGAGCCGAACGAAAAACGCCCTGAGCCACAGGGGGGCGACTCAGGGCGCGAATGAGCACGGCGAAGCACTCGCATCCAAGGTTGCCACAAAGCGCGCGCGCGTTCTACAGGCCCTGATCGAAGGGCGGCGGCTCCATCGGTTCATGGCCGAGCGCCTGCTGTCGGATCACGTGCTGCCGAGCACCGTGTCCGAGATCCAGAGCCGCTACGGGATCCGCGTCGAACGGCGGCGGATCACCGTTCCGGGCTACCGGGGCCTGCCGGCGCATGTGTCCGAGTATTGGCTGTCAGACGCCGAGCGCCGGCGGGCGCGGGCGATCCTGGGCCAGGAGGTGCGCCGTGGCTGAACGAGGGCAGTTCTATGCCGTAGACGCGGAGACCGTGGAGCTTGCGTGCGACCAGGGCCTACACCAAGCGCTTGCGTACCTGGTCATGGCCGCCGGATCGGGGCACGACCAAATCACCACGGGATGGTCTGCCGAGGCGGTGCGCAAGTACACCGGGATACGCTGGACGCGAGCCAAGGCCGCCGTAGACGCGCTGCTGAGTGCGGGCCTGGTGAGCCAAAGCAAAGGCAAGGGCCGACCGCGCTACAAGCTCAGGAAGCCGACCAACAAGGTATGGCTGCCGAACACCCTGGTCACCGGCGTGGGCACGGAAGACCCACCATTGGCCCGGATGCGCCGGCTTCACGATACGGATGCTGTGCGCGTGCTGGTGCGGCTGTATGCGGCGAACGACCTTCAGGAGGAAGGCGGTATCCCGACCAGCGTCCTGCGCGACCAGTACGCGGCTGAGCGGGTTGCGGACTACGGCAACCTGAGCATTTGGCGTTTCGATTACGACACCAGCTATGCGTCTCCGAGCGCGCCCCTGGAGGGCATCGACCGCGAACGCTGGTGGCCGATCCTCAAGAACATCCAGCGCGCGGGCCTGCTGTATTGCGAGCCCTGGCTGTTCGACGCCGACCACGAACACGGAGAACCGATCCACCCGCTCGAGGGCGACGGGATCGAAGGCGAGCTGTCGGCATTCCTCGGGTACATCAGCGACCGCATGCCGAGCGTTGAACACGCACTCGAGATCGCGGACCTGGTGGTGCCCGTGTATTCATCCATCCCGGAGCCCGCCGCTGTGGGCATCTATCAACTGCGGTATCTCCCGCACGCCAAGCACACCATGGCGGGCCTGTCCGGTCGCCAGGAGTCCACCCGAGAGTTCGTCCGCATGCTGCGAGAGAAGACGGGCCAGCCTCATTTACAGGGGGTCTTGTGAGCTTGGGAAGACATCAAGGAGGTATCAAGGAGGTATCAAGGAGACATCAAGGAGGAATCAAGGTTTTATCAAGGAGACATCAACGATACCTAGGGTCTGTAGATTCAGGGTCTGTTTCCTGCGGAAACATGACCGCGACACGAGGGCTACACCATGACACCGGCACAGCAAGCCTACTGGTCACACCAGCGAACAGCGACCGAAACGCGCACCCAGCAACCCAGCACACGGATGCCGGCCAAGATCCTGCCGTTCCGTCAACGCGGGACCCAGGGATAGGGCATGGCTGAATGGCCCTACACCACCGCCACGTGGGCACGCCTGAGGGCTGCCGCACTGGCAACTGATCCGCTTTGCGCCGTCTGCCTCAAGCGGGGCCGCGCAGTACCGGCTACCCAGGTGGACCACGTGACCCCGATCAACCAGGGGGGCGATCCGTTCCCCCCGCTGTCGGGCCTCGAGTGCCTGTGCGCGTCGTGCCATAGCAGGAAGACCCGACGCGGGGACTCGGGCCGGTACGCCGATGCGCATGGTCTAGCGGTGGATCCCGAGACCGGGATACCCCGAAGCACGGAGCACTGGTGGCACAAGTGACTGATTCCGATGAAAAAATCTCTCACAACTGGCGCTCGGGGATCGTCGTGGGGGGACGCATTTATGGTTAGTTTCCCGGAATATTCAAGAGGTTAGCGATGGGACTCCGAGGACCGGGCGCACGGCCCAAGAAGAAACGGCAGCAGGCGGAGGACGCGGCACCGGCAGAACCGCCCGCATGGGAAGCGCCGGGCCTGTCGCGAGCCGAGCGCGTGATCGCGTTCATTGAGAGCCTGCCTGTCACCAGTGGCGTGCTGGCCGGCACGACCATGGCCCTGCGGGACTGGCAACGCGAGATCATCCACGGCATCTACGCGACCGACGCGGACGGCAAGCGCTCGGTGCGCACGGCCCTGCTGACGCTGCCTCGCAAGAACGGCAAAACGGGCCTGGCTGCCGGCCTGGCGCTGGCCCATCTGTGCGGCCCGGAGGCGGAGGCGCGCGGCCAGGTGTATTCGGCTGCGGCGGATCGCGACCAGGCGGCGCTGCTGTATACCGAGATGAAGGCGATCATTGAACAGGTGCCGGCGCTGGACGCGCGTATCGTGACCCGCGACTTCACCAAGTCCATGGAAGACCTCGAAACCGGCTCGCACTACAAGGCACTGAGCTCGGACGCGAAGACCAAGCACGGGTTCTCTGCGTCGTGCGTGATCTATGACGAACTGGCACAGGCGCCGAACCGCAATCTCTACGATGTGCTGGCGACCAGTACCGCCGCGCGGGCGGAACCGCTGATGTGCGTTATCAGCACGCAGAGCCCTGACCCGAACCACGTAATGAGCGAGCTGGTGGACTATGCGGTCCAGGTGCGCGACGGCGTTGTGGAAGATCCGGCCTTCTACGGCGTGGTGTATGCGGCGCCCGAGGATGCCGACCCATGGGACGAGGAAGTATGGCATGCCTGTAACCCGGCCCTGGGAGACTTCAGGAGCCTGGAGGAAATGCGCACCAGCGCGTTACAGGCGCAGCGGATCCCGGCGCGTGAGAGTGCCTTTCGCTCGCTGTACCTGAACCAGCGCGTAGACGCAGACGAGCGATTCATCGCGGCCAACGATTGGGCCGGGTGCCAGGGTGATCTACCGGATCTGAAGGGCGCTCGCTGCTTTGCCGGGCTGGACCTGTCGAGTACCAAGGATCTGACCAGCCTGGTGCTGTTCTTCCCGGATAGCGGCGCGGTGCTGCCGTACTTTTGGTGCCCTGGGGACTCGCTGGACCAGCGAGAGGACCAGGACCGCGTGCCGTACCGAACGTGGGCGCGGGCCGGCCATATCGAGCCGACGCCGGGCCGCGCGGTGGATAAGCGCCATGTGGCCCTGCGGCTGGCCGATGTGGTGGCTCAGTACGATGTGCGCGCCATTGCGTTCGACCGCTGGGGCATGGAGGAACTGCGCCGCATCCTGTCCGAGGAAGGTATCGAGGATCTGCCCCTGCGCGAATTCGGCCAGGGCTACGCCAGCATGAGCCCGGCCCTGGCGGCGCTCGAGGCCCTGGTGCTGGAAGGCGACCTGCTCCACGCCGGCCACCCCGTGCTGACCTGGAACGTCGCCAACGTGGTGGTCGACCAGGATCCCGCCGGCAATCGCAAGATGACCAAGGGCCGCGCCCGTGAGCGGATCGACGGGGCGGTGGCGCTCGCCATGGCCGTGGGAACGTGGGCAAAGGAACCCAAGGCGCAGCGCTTCGAGCTGTCCGGCCCCATGGTGATGACCGTCTAGGGGCAGAAGATGTAGGCCAATCGGCCAAATGTGCCACAACATATTGACGTTTCGAGGGTTTCTCCTGATACTGTTGATATGAACAGTATCCCGCGATACCGGCAATGCGATGCCCTCAGCATCCTGCCGATGGTCGCCAAGGCCGATCTGAACAACTGGATCGGTCGCGGCGCCCTGACGCTGGACAACCCGGACGCAACCCCGCGCCGGTATTCGGATCGCGACCTGGTGGCCATCGCCTGTATGTGGGAGCTGCGCCGCCAACATATCCCGCCTGGGGCAGCCGCCCGTATCGCCATCCATGCCAAGGATCGCACCCGCAACTGGTCCGAAGGGGGCCGGTCGTGTGCGTTCCTTTTCTGGTTCCAGGGCGACCGCGTGACCGTGCGCACCGTCGCGGCGGACCAGGTAGGCCAACACCTGACCCGCAACGTGCTGGGCGCACCGGCCAGCGTGACGCTGTTCCACGTCGATGACGTGATCGAGGCGGTTCACCAGAAGATTCAGGAGGCGGCGGCATGCCAGGCAGCGGCGTAACACTTCAGGACGCCAAGGACCACGTGCGCGTGGACGGCAACGATTCGGATGCCGACCTGATCCCGATGCTCGAGGCTGCCGAGGGCTACGTGGCCAAGTATCTGGGGCGCTCGTTCCCCTGGACTGATGACGAGGGCACGGAGGTGGACACCCCGCCCGCCGTGCGCCACGCCATCCTGATGCTGGTGGCGGACCTGTTCGAGGCCCGCACCGCGACCGTGGATTACCGCATCCGCGACAACCCGACCTTCCACCGGCTGCTCGACTTTCATCGCGTCGGCATCGGCGTTTGACCCCAAAGGAGACCATCCCCATGAAGCTGAAAGACCTGAAAGAAAAGCGCGGCCAACTGGTCGCGGAAATGCGCTCGCTGACCGACAACCCGAAAGGCGACGGTGGCGACCTGTCCGACGAACAGAGCACGCAGTTCGACGGCCTGAAAACGGAGCTCGAGCGAATCGAGGCGAACATGGAGCGTGCGCGCGCCGTGGAAGATGCCGAGCGCCGCATGCAAGGCGCCCCGGTATCCGGGACCGAGGAACGCCAGTGGGACCAGGCACGACGCGATTACTCGCTGACCCGTGCCATGGCCGGCGCGGCGGGCCTGAACGTGGACGATGGGCGCGAGCGTGAGGTTCAGCAGGAGCTTGCCCGCCGCAGTGGCCGCAGTTTCCAGGGCATTGCGGTGCCGGCGGAAGTGTTCGAGGAGCGCATCGAATCCCGCGACGTGCTGACCAGCACCGGCCAGGGCGCCGATCTGATCGCCACCGATCACCTGGGCGGCCAGTTTATCGACCGGCTGCGCGAGGCGGTCGTGGTCCGTCGCCTGGGCGCGCGTGTCCTGCGGGGCCTGTCCGGCAACGTGGACATTCCGAAGCTGGCGGCATCGGCCACCACCGGCTGGGTTGCCGAGAACAGCGCCCTGAGCGAATCGCAGCACGATTTCGACAAGGTGAGCATGGCCCCGAAGCATGCGGGCGCGATCACCGAACTGTCGCGGAACATGCTTCAGCAGGCGAGCCCGGATGTGGAACAACTGGTGCGCCGTGACTTCGCGCAGATCCTGGCGGCCTCGCTGGACGCCGTGGCGATCAAGGGCGGCGGCAGCAATGAGCCGACCGGCATCCTGGAGACTGCCGGCGTATCCGAGGTCTCGAGCTTCGCCGCAACGTGGGAGAAGGTTCAGGAACTGATCGGCATGGTGGAAGATGAAGACGCCACCGGCACCGCGTTCCTGACGCATCCGAAGGTGCGCCGAATCCTGCGCAGCACCAACAAAGTGGACGGCGAAGCGGAACATGGTTTCATCATGGATAGCCGCGACTCGCTGGACGGCTACACCGTCGCACGCACCACGCTGACGCCGATCACCGAAGGCGACCCGGATACCGCGCCGCTGATCTTCGGCAACTTCTCCGACCTGCTGATCGGTTTCTGGTCCGAGCTGGACGTGCTGGTTAACCCGTTCGAGTCTACCGCCTACAGCAAGGGCAACGTGAAGGTCCGCGCGATGATGACGGCGGATGTGGCCCTGCGGCACCCCGAGAGCTTCGCGTTCGGGATGCTCGAGGTCTGAGCATGGAACGGCGCTACGCCACCGAGGTTCGGGCTGTCGGTCGCCGGCTGGAGGGCTACGCGGCCCTGTTCGGCAGCGAGGCCCGGATCGCGGACTTTACCGAGACCATCCGGGCCGGCGCGTTCGCGGACTCCCTGCGAGGCGATCGCGACGTGCTGGCCCTGGTGGACCACGACACCAGCCGTCTACTGGCGCGGACCCGCACGGGCACCCTGCGGCTGTCTGAGGACGCGCAAGGGCTCGCATTCAGTCTCGACGTACCGGATACCCAACTGGGGCGCGATGTGCTCGCCATGGCGGAGCGTGGCGACCTGGGGGGTATGTCGTTCGGGTTCACGATCCCCAAGGGCGGCGATACCTGGGAAGGACGGCGCCGCGAACTGCGGAAAGTGGACCTGCGCGAGGTGAGCGTGGTCCATGCCTGGCCCGCCTATGACGGCACCGAGGTAACGGCCCGCAGCCGCACGCCCCGCCTGTCCCTCGCCACCCGCTACCTGGAGACCGTCTAATGGGCCTGCTACGTCGCATGGCGGAATACTTCGAGCCGGAGACTCGAGACCAGGAGGAACCGTCCTGGGATTACCTGAGCGGCCACAACACGGTCGCGCCAGTGAACGCCCGCGTGGCGGAGAACCTTAGCACGGTCCTGGCCTGCGTGGGCGCTATCAGTGGCAGCATCGCGAGCCTGCCGACCTATATCTACCGGCGCGAAGGCGACAACCGCGTGGAAGATCCGACGCACCCGCTGGGGCGCCTGATCCACCTGGGGCCGAACCGCTGGCAGACGTGGCCGGACTTCGTGGAATGGCTGCTGGCGTCCACCCTGCTGCGCGGCAACGGCCTGGCGGAGATCGTGACCGACCACCAGGGCCAGGTAGTCGAACTGCGTCCGATCCCCTGGGATTGGGTCGCGGTCCAACTGTTGCCGAACGGTCGCCTGGCCTATGACGTGACCGAGCTCACCAGCGTCTACGGCGGGACGGGCCGGATGCGCCGGCTGCTCCAGGATGAAGTGCTACACCTGCGGGACCGTACCGACGATGGGCTACTGGGGCGTTCCCGCCTGACCCGTGCGGCGGCTGCCGTGGGCGCGGCCCTGAGCACTCAGGAATTCGCCGGGAGCATGTGGAAGAACGGGGCGAACCCCAGCGGTGCGATCAAGGTGCCGGCCAAGCTGGACACCGATCAACGTAACGAGATCCGCAAGGGCATGGAAGCATTCAAGGGCGCGGCCAATGCCCACAAGATGCTGATCCTCGAGGCCGGCATGGAATGGGAATCCATCTCCATGAACCCCGAGGATGCCGAACTACTGGCGAGCCGGAAGTTCAGCGTAGAAGAACTGGCCCGCATCTACGGGGTGCCGCCGCCCATCATTGGCGACCTGACGCATGGCACGTTCACCAATGCCGAGACCGTGGGCCGCTGGTTCGCACAGCAGACGCTTTCGCTGTGGATCCGCAAGCTGGAGGCGGAAATGGTGCGCAGCGTGTTCAGCGAGACCAGCCGCGCCACGCATATGCTCGACTTCGACCTGTCGGGGTTCCAGCGTGGCGATCCCGAAAGCCGCTGGACCTCGCACAAGATCGCCAAGGATGCCGGCATCCTGACGGCCAACGAGATTCGCCAGGTAGAAGGCTGGAACCCGTTGCCGGGCGGCAACGGGCTGGAAACGAATTCGCCAGTAGGCGAGTAGGCCAGGGGCTTTCCTCCCCCAGACATGCGGTGCGCGGAGCCGTGGCTGTAATCCGCTAGGCCAGGGGCTATCGTTCTCCCCCGGTTTGCCGGTTGCGGAGCCGGTGGCCGAAGATCCGCAGCCCCGCCAGCGTGATGCCGGCGGGGTTTTTTGTGCCCTCACCCGCCCCGATTCTTGGTCCAAATTTGGGACACTGCGGACAAAAAACGGCCATATTGGGGGGTGTTGTCGGTTCTGTAACCTACTGGTTTTCCTGCTGTTGAGTGTTGTACACTGTTGCCAGACTAGGACTCGAAAACCGTTGTACTCTCGCGAGTACCGAGGGTTCGAATCCCTCCCTCTCCGCCAGATTCAGCATGGGGGCCTGCGTGGCCCCTTTTGCATTTCTAGCCCCAGCGTTCCGGGATTCGAACCCGAGGAATCCGAAACGATGGTTCGACCGATGGCGCATCGCGACATCGGAACGCCGCAGCGCAGCGGAGGCGGCCCGTAGGGCGGCGACAACGTCGCCGTAATCCCTCCCTCTCCGCCAGATTCAAGCAAAGGGGCCCAAGTGGCCCCTTTCGCATGTCTGTCCCCTAAGGTGTCGAGATTCGAACCCGAGGGATAGAAAATGATGGTTCGACGGGTGACGCGAAGCGGCACCCGAACGTCGCCTCAGGCGACGGCCCGCAGGGCGAGGCACATCGTGCCGAGTAATCCCTCCCTCTCCGCCAGATTCAGCATGGGGGCCTGCGTGGCCCCTTTTGCATTTCTAGCCCCAGCGTTCCGGGATTCGAACCCGAGGAATCCGAAACGATGGTTCGACCGATGGCGCATCGCGACATCGGAACGCCGCAGCGCAGCGGAGGCGGCCCGTAGGGCGGCGACAACGTCGCCGTAATCCCTCCCTCTCCGCCAGATTCAAGCAAAGGGGCCCAAGTGGCCCCTTTCGCACGTCTGGCCCCCGACATATCGGGATTCGAACCCGAGGAATTAGAGGCTATGGTTCGACTACTGGCAGCGCGAAGCGATGCCAGAACGTCACCGCAGGTGACGACCCGAAGGGCGAGGCACATCGTGCCGAGTAATCCCTCCCTCTCCGCCAGATTCAAGCAAAGGGGCCCAGTGGCCCCTTTCGAATGTCTGGCCCCAGCCTTCTGGAATTCGAAACCGAAGCCTGTGGGAAGTATCTTGAGGGGGACTTGTGGGAGCGGGCTTGCCCGCGAAGCCCCTGCGCACAAAAAAGGCGACCCCGGAATCCGTGGGTCGCCTTTTTTGCGTCATTTTCTGGTGGGCGGTACTAGGTTCGAACTAGTGACCCCTGCCGTGTGAAGGCAACCAGTATCCAGCCCTGCCAAGGGCCACACGCCTACAATCATAGACTTACCGAAACGGTTTGTGCAAGGTGGGGCACCGTAGTTCCCGTTTGTGTTACCTTAATGGTCACCAAATGGTGACCAAAACGGGTGACCCCATGGCTGCGAAGGCCCTCGACACCAGTATCACCGACACCGCCGCCCGGCGGTTCCTGGAATCTGCCGAGGGCCGCGCGACTCTCTGGTGCGATCGCGTTACCGGACTTCACCTGATCCGCAACGCTAAGGGCGGAAGCTGGCGATACCGCTACACCGACCCCACCGGCAAGCGCCGCACTGCGACCATCGGGCGATATCCCGCGCTGAAGCCTCAGCAAGCCGCCGAAAAGGCCCTGGCATGGCGAACCGAGGATGCCGACGTGCTGGCGGACAAAGAGCGCCGGCGCCGCGAGACCCTAGAGGAAAAGGCCCTGGCGGGCACCCGGACACTGCGGGCCTATATCGAAGGCCCGTATGCCCGCTATCAGGCGCGGCGAACCGCGGGTGACGAGACGCTGGCGATCCTGCGGACGAACTTCGATCACTGGTGCGACCGCGACCTGGCAACGCTGACCCGTTCCGACGTTATGGCGTGGCAGTCCTGGCGCGAGGAACTGGGACGCGCACCTGCGACCATAAAACGCGCCTACGGGGCCTTGCGCACGCTGTTGCGCCAAGCGGTTCGGGACGGCGTGATCGAAGATGATCCGCTGCGGGACGTGGCGCTCGACAAGCCTGCGGAAACCGAGCGGACCGAAGCCCTGCGAGAGCGCCGGGCCTCGACCCGGCGGCTGCTGACGGACGATGAGATCCGCCGCCTTCATGCCGGGCTGGATGCGTTCGCGGCTGAACTGCGACAGCAGCGCCGGAACAGTCGGGCGCACGGCAAGCCGGACTTGCCCGATCTGGACGCCGTGACCTATCCGCACTGGTTTATACCGTTCGCCTATCTATCCCTGTACACGGGACTACGCCCGGGCGATCTGTACGCCCTGACCTGGCTGGAACTGAACCCGCAATTCGGGCGGCTGGTGAAGGTGCCCGAGAAAACCCGCCACCACCCCGAACCGGCCCGCGTGGAAATGGACCTACCGCCGGGCGCCCTCGACGTGGTGCGTGCCTGGTGGGAGCAACGGGGGAAGCCCTCGACCGGCCTGGTTTTCGCGTCGCCCATCACTGGTAGGCGTATGGACAAGAAGGCGCACGGCAAGCCCTGGCGCCGCGTGAAGCGTTTGGGCGGGCTGCCCGACGACCTCACGTTCTACGCGATGCGGCATCACTTCATTTCGACCCTGGTGGCCGCTGGGGTGCCGCTGCTGACGGTCGCCAAGCTGGCCGGGCACAAGTCCGCCGCAATGATCGAAAACCACTACGGACACCTTTGTCCTGATTCGGCCCGCGAGATCATGCGTCAGTACGGCCAACGTATCGGCGGGGCTAAAGGTGACCAGGGGGCATCGTCGTGCGAGTCCTGATCGACGTAGCCGAGCTATTCGCTGGCGAGCACCTGGCCGGTCTGGCGGTTGAGGACTGGATGGCCCTGCAGCCCGACGAACAACTGGTCGAGCGGCTGAGGTTCATTTGGGATCGCGCGGGGGCCTTGTCTCTGGCGACGTACGACCAGGAACTCGGGATTCCCGCGAACGTATCGGCAGAAGCGGAACGGCTTAGACAGGCGGCAGCAACGGCACTGCATGCGATCGAGCGGGGGGATCATGCCGAGGCCAGCTTGAGCGCGCTGGATGCAGGCAAGCGCATGGAATCGCTGAACAAGAGCATGGCCATCTATTCCGGTCTGCAAATCAAAGCCGACCTGCAAAAGCCCCGATCCGAGGGCGGCAAGTCGACCGCCAAGCGCAAACAAGCCGAGGAGCAAGACGAAATCGACGATACGCGGCGCCGTTGGGAAAAACTGGCGAGCGAAGGCAAGCCAGAGCGTGAGCGCGCCGGAATCATTGCAAGGCAGAAGGGTAAACCAGCCAACACCGTGCGGGGCTGGATCAGAAAAGCGGGATTACGCTAAGCGCGGGCATTGAACGGAAAAACATGCTTGGCCCAGGTGCACAACCGGGAGCCATAAAGCATGAACACGCAAGATCACCCTGCCGCTATTTTGCGGCCCAATGAAGCCGCGCCATATCTCGGCATGAGCCGGCGCAAGCTCTACGACCTGTCCGAGAGCGACCCAACGTTTCCACGCAAGATCGTTTTCAGTTCTCGCTGCGTCGGCTGGCGCCGTGAGGCCCTGGACGCCTGGCTGCGCGGCAAGGAAGGTGCGGCATGAGGGGCACAAAAGGAAGCGCCCCGGCCAGGGGGGAGGCACGGGGCGCAGTAGCAGAGCACGGCGAAGCACTCTACCGGCAGTATAGCAGCGACGATCTCTTTCGCATCGCGGAGATCCGCGCCTACATCATCGGCATGCATTCCCGTGGCCCTGCCCGCCGCCGTGCGATTCTGCGCTTCCTGCGCGCACTCAGGGCCGCGCTAGGGGGTGAGCGATGAGCGCCCCGGTCGAGCGTCTCCTGGATCGTCTCGAGAAAGTGAAGACCACCGGCCCCGGGCGCTGGCTCGCGTGCTGCCCCGCCCATGGGGACCGACACCCGAGCCTGAGCGTTCGCGAGACCGATGACGGCACCGTCCTGGTGAAGTGCTGGGCCGGCTGCGGCGCGGCTGACGTGCTG